CCTTCATCCCTTTGTTTCGGTCTTCTGCGAGCTGTTCTTCCAAGAGTTGTATATCCGCTTTCGCTGCTGCTTTTATCAATTCTTTATCTGCGATCACAGACTCGTCAAACCAGGGCGGGAACATGACCTCAAAACCGCCAGCCCTCGCTTTCCTGCCGAGTAGATTAGGGCCGGCCTGTGCTTCGAATTGCATAAACCTCCCTTTCCTGGCGAGCGGCTGCACTACGTCGATGATATCCTCGACAACCTTCACGACCTCTTTCACAATTTTCTTAGCCGGGGCGACTTCGTCAACGAGTTGAAGTCCAGCGCCGGCAGCTTTCGCTTTGGCGGCTTTCGCTACCTCTGCGGCAGCGGCGGCATCTTCGGCGGCGGCCTTGGCGGCTTTGGCGGTCGCCTCCGCTATAGCTTTTTCTGCCGCTGCGGTGGCATCTCGTAGCGCCTTCTTGGCTTCATGCTCCTTCTTTATTTCTCCGGCACGTACTGCTGCCTTCCGCAATGTTTCGTGGTAATCGGCGAGTAGACCTTTGCTAAAGTCCAGGTCAATCGCGGCTGAAAGACTCTTCTTGCCGGCTGCGATATTCGCCCTGGCATCGTGCATACCTTGCGCGACAAATTCTGCATTACCGGCAGTGCGCATCCGATCCATCACCTGCTCATGCGTAAGGTCTGGATTCAGCCCTGCTGGGATTCCGAGCTTCTCAGCGAAAGGTAACTTCGCAGCGGCTCGTAACGCTTTATCGATCTGTCCGAACGTCCAGATAAGCGATTCATTGATGCCTTTCAGCGTCCCGAAAATGACTAACTGAATACCGCCGAAGGCGAACTGAATCGTGCCTTTAACCAGATTCATAGCATTGCCGAGTACGCCGATCACCTTCACGATCTTCTCGATCCCGGCAGACACTCGGTCGGTCATGCTTTCGCCTTCCAGTGCCGCCTCGGTCATTGCATCTGACCATAGCGAAATGAATGGTGCAACGCCGATCGTCAACTGGTTGAACGCACCCTCTCCGATTGATGCCAGCTTCGTCATCGAGTCGTTCGCCTCCTCGACCATTGCTCCTTGCTCTTCCGAGAATGTTATCCCCAGGCGCTTCGCTTCTTCGATGGCACGCCGGATGCCCTCGGCGCCCTGTTCCATCGTCACCAGCAGGTCGCCACCAGTACGCCCGAAGATGTCCATCGCCACACGCACCTTCGTGCTGTGGTTCTCGATGTTCCCGAACGCATCGGCAATCGTTAGAAACTGCTGGCCGGCGTCCATCTTCATCAGATCGCCGACCTCCAGCCCGAGATCGTCGAACGCTCGCACCTGCGTGGACAATCCCTCGTTCGCTTCACTCACTGCCTTCGTCATTTTTATAAGCGACTTGCCGAGTTTCTCTTGATCCAGCCCGGACAACTTTGCAGCATGACCGAGGCCGGCGAGCATCTCCGTGGTGATGTCCAGCTTGCGGGCTTCCTTCGATAGCTCGTCGATCTTGCTGGCTGTCTTCTTGACGATCGCTACCATCGCAACGCCTACGGCAGCCAAGGCCACCACGCCGGCCTTCGCGATTCTGCCGGCAGCACGCTTGAATGCGGCGTGGAACTTGCCGAGGCTTTTGCTGGTTGACTGTAAACCTTTCTTGAAGTCCCGGTTATTCAGCGACAACTTCGTCGAGATGTCTGCTATCTTCGCCATGCGTTATATCTCCTGCCACCGGCCACGCCGGGCCAGTGCTTTGCGGATCATATTGAACGGCCTGCCCTGGATCATTATCGGCTTGTCACGCCATAGACCAGGTGGCAGCTTGATGATCTCGTTGCACTCCTTGCACCGTCCCGACTTGCTGCGGATCAGCGGCGGATCGACATACCAGATCTGCACCAGCTTGCCGCCGCAGTCGGCCTTGTGTTCGCCGAAGTCATTCAGATCACGGATCAGAACTATCGCCATCAACCAGCTCTCCATAGCCATCTTGTATATGCTTTCCGACGGCGGTGTCCAATAGATGCGATACCTGCTCTGGCGACATCGCCCGGCCCGTGCCGGTGCTGCCATCCTCGGCGCCGCCGTCGAAGTCGAACATGAAGTCGGTCAGCTTGACGTTCTTCGCGCCCATCATGCCGGCGATCTCGGTTGTCTGCCGTGCTGTGCGTAGGTCTGCCCGTTGCGCCGGCAGTGGTTTCTTCGCGCAGTACCGCATCCAGCTCTCGAACTCCACAGCAGACATGGCTTGCTGCCATTCGTCTACCGTCCGACCGCCGAGAGCAATGGCAAGGTCGTGCCACATTTCCTCGGCGGTGCTTAGTTTTTTGAGTCGTCATCGCTCCCCATCCCCGAAGCCTTCAACGCTGCGTCGAATAGGTTCTGCTGCGTCACGACCGGCACCCCTTCCAGAGTGTCGTCGATCTTGAAGATGGGCGTGCCATCATTCTCGCAGGCAGTCTGCACGATAATCCGGCGCTGAAACTCCAGGTTATCGGCGCCGCTCTTTTCTTTGCCGTCGTCGTTAAATGCGATACACTCGGCCCGCAGCTTTGCCGACATCGACTTGACGGGAATCAGCAGCCCGTCCTCGATTTCGTCGGCTTCGACCTTCACGCTCGGTAACCACTTCCCGCTGGTTAATCTCCCCCGTAGCTCGCTCATCCCTTCACCCCTTTGACTGTGTTTGTGTTTGTTTGTTTCGTCGGTTCTTCTGGGCCGCGCTCTGCCTTTGTCGCTGCCCGAATCGCCACTAACTTGTGGCCGTGATTGCGCACAGCCGCCAGCAGGTTCGCCGATGCCTGTGCGCTATCACACATTACTGTGATATGCTCGCCGGCGGCATTCACCAGTTCGACCGCAAAGCAGTCGCCGGTGATGCCGCATTCGGCTTTCGTTGCCGGGCGAATGACGCCCTCGCAGGTGATGCCTGCTACGTTCAAGATCGCCATCGCCTGGCCTCCTGTGATTAGGTTGCTGCCGTCCGTGTGACATTGCCACTGAGCTGGCCCGTCATCGATCCTTCACACAGCTCGCTGTCAACGCTGCCGCTGAACGAGAAGTCAGTACCGATATACGAAGCCGCGAGTATCGAGCCACTGGAATCGCCTGTCACGGTCGCCCATGTGATCGTGCAAGTCTCGGCGGCGGTGTCGATGATCGGCACGTCGTCGGGATCGTAATGGATGCCCAGATCGACAGTGCCGGGATTCACCAGGTCGCTCGCTCTGAATGTCATACTACCGAATTTCCCCGAGGTCGCCAGCGTCGTGCCGAGGTGCGAGGTTGGGATCGCCGTGCGCCCGGCACCACTGATGCCGACACTGGTGATTTGCTGCGAGTAGGATGTCGTTCCAAAAACGACTGTCGCTCCTACGATTGATCGAGATGCTGATCCAGGCATTGTTCTTCTCCTTGTTTGTTTTTAATTGAATACCGGCACCGTGCGCCGGTAATTGACCGTGATTGATAGAGAAATCTGATAGGTGCTGTCGTCGCTGCCGTCACCCTTCGACTCGACAAAGTCGGCCTCGGCATCGAGCCACATCGAGTCGATGTGGAACTCGTCATTCAGCGTGCCGCGGTAACCGTCCACCGCCTCGCGCACCGCCTCTGCTGCTGTCTCGGCTTCGATGCTGCTGTCGGCCATCACGTCCACCTGGATCAGTGCCGACGACATATCTGACGATGCGGCGAGATGATGCCCTGGCGCATCCGCTATGCGTGACCAAAGCAGATAGGGCCGCGAGGCTGACTGCGGCGCCAGGCCGGGAAAGATGCGCCCAGCCACGGCAGCGGCGATGCCGGCGTTGCCCTTTAGGTATCGCGTGATTTCGTCCTTCAACGTCATGCCGTCACACCCGTGTCCGTCGCTGCGATTGAAGTCGTGCGCTGCTTGCCGGCCTGGTCGTGCGTGGCGCCGTTGATGTCGTAGACGATGCCGCGCACGATCAGCCGGTGCGTGTCTGCCTGCAGCACCGGGAAGCTGCGCATACGGATGCTGTGCGTATTGCGAACTTCCTGCTGCCCGCCCTCGAGAACTTCATCGCCGGCATCGGATGAGATCGATGCCCAGCGTGTTGCGATCGTTGTCCAGGCACGGGAGGTCTGCCCGTGCGCGTCGGCGCTTTCCTGGGCCTGCTGAACCTCAACCCGGTTTCGCATTTGACCTGCGGATGCCATTAGATCGTCACCCCGTGGACGCTCATTAACTGCTGCTCGACCGTCATCGCATCGGAATTGAGGATCACGAAGAACTCGTCAGCATCGCCGTCGAGATTGACGTTGCAGGCTGAGAAATTCCACGACCACCCCTGCACGGCGCCGCTGACTTGTTCCACTGATGCAGCGACCGGCTCATTGCCGAGTTGCCACAGCGGCCCACGGGTGATCGGCAGCACCGACAGTGTATGCAGCACGGTCGTATCCTGGCGCACCTGTACCTTGATGCCGTTCGTCAGGGCTGTCTGGTCGTGGTACAGTGTACCGTTCGCGACACTGCCGCCGAGTACATATCCCTGGAAGCGGTGCAGGCAATACTGCTCGCCGCTGGCTGGCTTGCAGGCGAAGCACAGATGACACGCCCCGGCGCTGTCATATGACCCATTGCCGGCCACGTCCGTGCCGGCTGGTGTGTTCAATTCAAAAGTATTCGCAGTCTTGTTCGCCACGACGTGCAGGTCATTCGCGGCAGTGTTCCCGACGACTCCTGTAATGTGAACAAAGTCGCCATCGCTGTACCCGTGCGAGGTTGACGTGATCACGATCGGCGTGGCATTCGTTGCGCCGCCAACTGACTTCGCACCGTATACCTGGGCCGTCGTGCCGGTGCCGTCACCCTGGCTATCAAGTATGCGATTGAGTATCCGTGCTGACGAGTAGCTAATCATATCGACTCACCGTGGACGCTCATTAGCTGCTGTTCGACATCTGTGGTCGTCATGTCGTCGGAATGCAGCACGACAAAAAACTCGTCGGCATCGCCGTCGAGATTGACTGCGCAGTTCGCGAAATCCCAGCGGAAGTTCACAGCACCGCCGCCGACTTTCTCTGCGGGCGGAAGTTGCCGGCTGCCCAATGACCAGCCAAGCGGTGCAGTCTTGATCGGTGCCGGTGACAGTGTATGCACGACCGTCGTATTCTGTCGCACCTGTACCTCTATCCCATTGGTCAGGGCTGCACCGCGCAGATATTCTTCGGGATTGATCGTGCCGCCCAGGCAATACCCGGTGAAGTGATGCACGCAATATCGCTCACCTGCTGCCGGCTTGCAGGTGAAGCATAGATGCGCCTTGCCATCACTGGAGTATGACCCGTTGCCAGCCACGTCCGCGCCTGCCGGCGTCGTCAACTCGAAGGTGTTCGAGGTCTTGTTTGCCACGACGTGCAAATCATTGCACGCCGTATTGCCGACCACGCCGGTGATGTGTACGAAATCCCCATCGCTGTATCCGTGCGAGGTTGCCGTCACGACGATAGGCGTGGCGTTGGTCGCGCCGCTCACTGTCTTCGCTGCCGGCAACTGTTGCGTCGTGCCGGTGCCGTCGCCCTGGCTGTCAACCAATTTGTTCAGTATTCGCGATGGACTGTAAGCGATCATAATACCTCGCCATGCACGCTGAACCACTGGTCATCAATTGCGAGGCCATCGCTGTGCAGCACGACTAAAAACTCATTCGCGTCACCGTCCAGATTCACGAAACAACTATCGAATCGCCAAGTGAATGATCCGGCTCCGTTGCTTTGTGCCTCACCGAGAATCTGCGGCTCGGCACCGAGTGACCAATCGATAAAGATCTTTACCGGGGCCGCTGTCAATGTATTGATGACGGTCGTGTTCTGTCGCACCTGCAGCTTGATACCGTTCGATAGGGCTGTCTCGTTCATATATTTCTCATCCGTCCAGGCCGAATCGACTGCAACGCCCGACAACTGATGAATGCAATGCGTCACACCGCTGGCCGGCTTGCACACAAAACAAATATGCGCAGCGCCGCCGCTTGAGTATGACCCGTTGCCAGCCACGTCCGCGCCTGCCGGCGTCGTCAGCTCAAAGGTATTCGAGGTCTTGTTTGCCACGACGTGCAGATCATTGCACGCCGTATTGCCGACCACGCCGGTGATGTGTACGAAATCCCCATCGCTGTATCCGTGACTCGTTGCCGTCACGACGATCGGCGTGGCATTGGTTGCACCGCTCACGGTCTTCGCTGTCACGACTTGGGTCACAGTGCCGCTGCCGTCGCCCTGGCTGTCCATTATCCGGTCAAGCCGGCGGGCCGCGCTATATTGAATCAGTCCCATTGTCTGCCCTGGTTCGTGTTCACAGTATCTCGCCCTTGACGCTGACTTCGTGCATATCAATCGTGATCGCATCGGAATGCAGCACCACATAGAATTCGTTCGCGTCACCGTCCAGATTGATTGCACAGCCGCTATAGTCATGCGTCCATGTCTGGCAACCATATGTGCCGCTTTCCATGAATGCCGTCCGCACTCCGCCGAGCTGCCAGTGTGGGAATACTTTGATCGGAGTCGGTGTTAATGTATGCAGCACGGTCGTGTCCTGGCGCACTTGCACTTTGATGCCGTTCGTTAAGGCTGTGATGCCGAAGTATTTCTTCGGATCGACAGATGAATCCATGCCGTACCCGGACATCCCGTGCAGGCAATGCGTCACACCTGCTGCCGGCTTACAAGCGAAGCATAGGTGCGCGGCGCCGCCGCTTGAGTATGACCCGTTGCCAGCCACATCCACACCGGCTGGCGTAGTCAGTTCAAAGGTGTTTGTCGTTTTGTTTTGGATGATGTGCAAATCATTGCACGCCGTATTGCCGGCGACGCCGGTGATGTGAACAAAGTCGCCATCGCTGTATCCGTGACTATTTGCTGTCACGACAATCGGCGTGGCATTGGTCGCACCGCTGATCGAGGTCGCTGCGATTACCTGGCTGATCGTCCCGGTGCCGTCACCCTGGCTGTCGAGTATCCGGTCGAGCCGGCGGGCCGCGCTGTATTGAACCTGTCCCATCAGTAACCCCACTCGGTCGTGTGGACGTGCTGCTGCCGGTAGATGTTGTCCGATGTCGGATTGTCCATCACCCAGCCGTCGTGCGTGCTTTCTCGGTGTTCGTACAACTGCGCGGCATCCAGCTTGATTGCGGCCTTGATGATCTCCGGCACCTCGTCGATGTAGATCGTGCCGGTGCCGTCGCTGCTGATGCTGATCGCAGTGCCGCCGGCGGTCAGCGCCAGCTTGAACGTCGAGCCGCTCACGTCGCGGATGAAGTACGCAGTGTCGGCAGTCAGGCCGGTCGGGACATCGCCGCCGACCGAGAATAGACGCACCTGCATATTGTCGGCATACGTCCTGCCGCCGCTGGCGATCGTGAATACGTTCGTGGCATTGACTGCCGTCACGACCGAACCGTACCCGGCGACATAGGTGATCGTGATCGCATCGGGCTGCGCTCGAGCCGAAGGCCAGGAATTGCCGAAGCCCAGCACCACGCGGCCCGGCTCGCTCGTCCGGTCGGCGCTGTAATCGCTACTGCTGAATGTCTGCGTCGCGCCATCGGTATCGACGTACTGGATCGAGGATACCGATAGCAGCGGCGGCTTCGGTAGTTCGATCGTGTCGGTGCCAGTGAAGGCGTCCAGCTTCAAGACCCAGGTGGCCGGCGCGAATTGCCGATTGCTCACCTGCTCGCCACGCACTACCGCTGCCGCCAGTTGCGCCGTGATCAGCGCATCGTCGTCATCGATGTCGATACGGCTGTGCTGCTTGGCATCGGCCAGCGTGACCGGCAACCAGGTTGCGAGCTGCGATTGGTGCAGGTTCATTTGCTTTTCGCTGCTGTCTTCTTCGCTGCCGTCCGCTTTTTCGGCGCCGTGCAGTAGCCGCCATCGATCAGTACCTTCGCAAGCTCCGCCGTGATATCCTTGACCGGGATCTTGTCGCCAGCCTCGAACTCGCGCCCGCCGACCGGCGGCGTGTACCGCTTGGTAAACGTGTAGACACTCGCTGCCATGATTCCGCCCTCCAGGGCAATAGATGCCGGAGTCCTGCTACTGAGGCGAGGCCGCTTCACAGGGTACTCCGGCGATCTGCTGCTTTTAGGTTATTGCAGTATCAGTCACAGACTGCGGGAACCGGGGATCAGACAGGACAATCAATATCCCTGCCAGAACCGGATCGTTCGCAGACTCGACTGCGTGCAACCTGACATAGCTGTAGCCAGTGCTGCTCAGGTCTTCCGCGCTGACTTCGATGATCTCGATGTCATCGCTGCCGGCTGTGTTCGTATAGCCGGCTGCTGCCGCATTCGTCAAGGCACCGTGTGTATCTCCGGTGGTGATCTGACGATACGCGAACTTGATCGCGGTTGTGTTCGAGGCGCTGGTGTCGTCGCTGGCTTCCACCGTGAAGGTGGATGTGCCTGTGGTGCCGACGCCGGCGTGAACGAGGAAAGTACATTTGCCGTAGCCTTCCATGTTCACGATGTCGGAATTGACCGTGCCGGCCAGGGCGTCAGCCACTGGCGACAGGCCGTTCACGACATGAACTGTTTCGCTGAAACGTGCGCTCATTATCAATTTCTCCTGTGGTTGTGGTTACGCTCTGACGGCGAGGTTGATGTGCGTGGACAGCGTGTTGCTGCCCTTGAACGGCGTCAGCGCCGAGTTCAAGTACGGCTGACCGTCCACCTCGAAGATGAAGCGGAACGCGCTCTGCGCACTGTCGAACTTGAGATGCACCGACATAGCCTGCTCGATCCCGCCGCGCACGCCACTGACGTATGCAGAAAGGTCGGCCAGGATGATGTCGCCGGCATCGCCGATGGTCGGGCAATACTCGACCGGGATCAGCGGGCGGTTCTTCAGCGTGTCGAGCTGCTGGCCGATGAGGCCGTTAGCTGGACGGAACAGCGGTACGCCACCGTTCGTGTCCTGCACCAGCGCCTGCAACTGCGGCTCGCAGTCAACATTCACCAGCCAGACCGCATTCGCCCGGCTGTTCGGATGCAACCGCGCCCACATCTTGTCGATGTTCGCCGCGAGCAGCGTGTCAGCCGCCTGCCCCGATTCCTTCGCCACCGTCACCAGGCTGCCGGAATTGAGGATGCCAAGCGGCTGTCCTGCACCGGAACCGTTGACGATCGCATCGCCGGACATGAAGTTGATCTCTTCGACTGCGGCGCGGGTGATGTACTGATCGAGCGCCACCGTGTTATTGGAGAGCAACTTGTTCGTCGCGTAGACCAGCACAGCCAACTGCTGCGGCTCGACCTTGACCATGCGCAGCTTCGGCGTCGATGCTGTGATCGCCTCGGCCTCGCTGATCCAGTAGCCACGGACGCCGCCGTAACGACTACCAGCAGCGCGGGATGTTTCCGCGTTGGCCGGGATCGAGATCGACTCGCCGGTGACTGTGAGCTGATCCGTGCGGGCCAGCAGGTTGTCATTAAGTGAGTTCAGCCCGTCCCAGATCGCATTCGCGAAGCTCGGCGGGACGCCGAAGCCACCGTCTGCACCGACCGTCTGATTCAGCCCGCTGGCATCGCCGGCAGCGGCGAAGAACGACAGGCGCTCGTCGGCCATCGTGCCAGGTTGCGCTGCACCAGCAACCGCAGAGGCGAAGTCGCCCATGTGATTGAATTCGTGCGTCGGATTGTCGGCCCGGCAGTCGTGCGTCTGGATGTTTCCGCTCATCTCCTGGGCGGCGTCACCTGCGGCGGTGACTGTATCCTGTACCGTTGCCGGCGTGCGCGGTGCGGTCACCGATGCCGCTGCGTCGTCCAGCCGCTCGATGGTCGATACCTGTGCCTTGATTGTCTCGACGCGATCGAGATGACCCTGGATCGTGCCAAGCTCATCCGCTGATATATCGCGGTCGTCCGTTTCGGCTGTCGTCTGAATCGCTTGCGCGGCATCCAGTGCAGCCGTCATCTGCTGTCGCAGTTCCGAAAGCATTGTATTTTCTCCGTTCGTGGTTTAGGCACAAAAAAAGCCAGCGAACGACACACCGTGTGTATCGTGCTGGCTTACTTTGAGCCGGGTTGTCTTTTATTGGATGCGGCGGCGTATACTTTGCACACCTGCCCGCATTGTCTCAAAACTACGTTATCAAAAAAACGATTGCAAACTATGCCCTTGTGATTTTCGCCAGGGCGATCTTCGCCGCTGCAGTATTGCTGCGCTTCTCGCTGCGCACCACTGCCTGCAGCTTGCGCACCGATGCCTCGAACGGCATCACGCCATCGACCAGGCCGGCAGCTTTCGCCTGCCGACTCATCAGCACCCGGCCATCGGCCAGGTCGCGCACCTGGTTGGCTGGCAGCTTGCGGCCACGCTTGACCGCTGCCAGGAATAGTTCGTTGATGCCATCGACCTGCGACTGAAACTCGGACAACTGATCATCGGTGATCGGCGCACCGTCGATGCCGGCACCCTTATGCTCGCCGGTGCTGACGACGTGAACCTTGACGCCCTCGGCCTCGGCGGCGCCGCTGGTATCATACAGCACCGCGAACACGCCGATACTGCCGGCGCTGCCGGCCTCGTTGATCGTCAGGTTGCGGGCCTGTGATCCAGCCCAGTACGCGGCAGATGCGCCCAGATCATCGATGTGCGCGTGTACCGGCTTGATCTTGTCGGCAGCGGCGATGTCGTCGGCCAGCTCCTGCGTCCCGGCGACGTGACCGCCTGGGCTGTCGATGTGCAGCATGATGCCGTCGATCGAGTTGTCACTGGTGGCGGCGGTGATGGCGCGGCGGGTGTCCTGCGTCGAGGTTCCGCCGAACTTGCTCTGACCCTTCATCATGCTGCCGTAGATCGGAATCATCGCGATACCACCGGAAGCGGCGAATCGGCGCTCGCCAGCGGCAGCGGCCTGCGCACCATCGGCCCGAGGATGGACGATCGCGGCGGCGAAGCCGGTCGTGCGCAACCAGGACATCGAGCCACGGAACCAGGCCGGCTCGATTGCCCAGGTGCCGAGATGGTTGTTCAAACATTCGGGTGTGTGTGGTATCATTGTGTTAGTCTCCCTATCAGTTGATCTGCCATGCCCTTCGGCGTCAGCGTGGTTCGGTATTCGCAATATTGCCCGATGTATTCCTGCGCCCGGCGCTCGCCGGCGACCGGATCGATGGCGATGGCGATGCTGCTTAGATTCTGCCGCATGAATACGGGGAATGTCTCGCCATAGAAATGATCCGACCAGGAATAGTACTGCGGCTTCTTCTGCGCGGCCTCCTCGGCTTTCATCTGCTTCCGCGTCACGCGGTCGCACGCCTCGATAATCACGACCCATAGATCGTCTGCCCGCGCCTGCCGGCTGGCCTCGGTGATCGGTGCCGCCTGCGATGCCTCGGACATATTGCCGCTCTCGGATACCACGTCGAGCGGCAGCATATTGGCGCCGATGTAGTACTTGTCCGATGCTTCATCCGGGTTCGGGTTCTGCCCCTCGAACCGCCGGATCTCGTTAGGCGTGCGGGCGCCGATATTAAACAGCACCCGATGAAACTCTGCCCGGCTCTTGCTGTCGGCCCGCAGTAGTGCGTCCAGGTTGCACTTCACTTCGATGCCGGTGGCACGCTCTGCGGGTGTCAGCAGCTTGCGGCCCAGTTCCTCTTCCCAGGCCACGCACCAGGGCATCAGCGTGTCGCTGACATACTCGAGCGCCTGGTGTTCGATATTGCTGAATGTGGCGTGCGTCAGTTCGCCGATCTTGTGCAGCGGGATGCGGAACCAGCGGGCGACATCCTGCACCGAGTAGATCATTGACTCGAGCAGTTGCGCGTCGTCGGCGCTGATCATCGTCGGTGTCAGCTTCAAGCCGGCGTCCATGACCAGGAACCGGAACGACTTCTCAGGGCCGCGCAGGCGCTTCTCCATCTGCTCGACCAGTCGCTCCTTCGCGGTGTCGTTCAGTCGCTGATCGGTATGCGCCACCAGGCCGGTCTGCGTATGGTTCGAGAAATAGCTGCGGGTATAGTCCTGCTTACTGATTGCCGAGGCCAGCGAGTTTGCGCCGAGCTGCACGATACTCCAGCCCATAAGCTCGCCGCCCATGCCGCGAATATGGATGATGTCCGAGCTATGCTTGACGACGGCATCGCTGCCGCCCTGGATGGTGTAGAGCAGTTCGCCCCCTTCACGCGCTGCAGTCACGCGGTCGGGATGGATGATATCGAGGCGCTGCGGTCTGCCAGCCAGGTCGCGGGTGATCTCGGCGAAGCCATTGCCCCAGCCGAGAACCTGCGACTGCGTCACCATCTTCCAGGTGTTCGGCGACATTTCGCCGTTCGGGGAATCACCGACAAGCGCTGCAATCGGATGATCCCGCAGCGTATCCTTGCTGCCGTCCGGTCGAGTCTGGATGACCTTGATCGGCAGCTTGGCGAAGTCCTGACTGATAGCCTGGATGCAGGCGAAAAAGGCCGATAGGCCGAAGGCGGTGCCGGGATTGATCGGCGCCGTGTCCGATAGTGGCTGGCCGGTTGTCGATGTCCAGCCTGCTGTGCTGGTCGTGGATACCTGCGTGCTCGTCGCTGCGAACATCTCGAATATCATACTGCCGCCTCGCTGCTGCGCCTGGTGCGCAGGCCGATGAGGTAACTGGCCCAGATGGCAGCGCCGGCGACGATCAGCGCCGTGCCGGTGCCGTGCGTCATGTAGGTGCCGCCTGCTATCATTGCGATCGGTGCCACGCCGAGAACTGCCTTAAAAGCCAAAGATTTCAAAGTCTCCTCCGTCTTCGATGTTGAACATATCGCCGGCGATCGCCATGATTGCTGCCGGGATGCCGTCGATCTTCAAGGTGCTGGTTGCTTCCGGGCGGGCCGGCATGATTAGATCACCGTGCTGCTTGATCGCCACGTTGGCGGCGTTCCAGGTCAGTACGGGATTGTCCAGGTGATTGAAAGCGTGCGATCGTACCATGCGCTCGAACTCCAGCGACGGCTCATTGTAGGCTGTGGCCGATTGATTGAACTTCATCGCCTCGACCGGGTTCACGTCCCGGCCATCTGGATGCCTGCCTTCGCGCAGGTGCGTTGCCATTTGCGAAGCATAACGGTCGTCATACCGTAGGTCTATCATATTATATAGTTCGGCCATGTCAAATATGGCGCTTGTGATTTCATCGTGGTCGACATAGTCGCCGGGCGTGGTGAGCAGATATCCGTCGCGGCGCCACTCGCGATATTGCCGCACCAGCGATCCGTCGCGCTTCGGGTCGGCGTCATCGATCGCCGCCTCCGGCAGCCAATACCGCAGCAGCAGCACCTGCGGATCTGGGAACCACAGCGCCAGGGCGTTCAAGTCATTGGTACTCGCCAGGTCAAGGCCGGCATAGCAGGTCTGGCCCTCGAGATCGGCCTGGTCGAACGGTTCGCTGCACTCCTGCCAATCGGACATCGGCAACCAGCGCGATGCCTGCTCGGTCTGCTGGTTCAAGTACAGCCGGCGGAATGTGTTCTCGTAGCTCGGCAGCCCTTTGGCCTTGTTGCATTCGGCTACCATGAATTCGTGATTCGGCGTCACCGGATACATCGGATTGGCTGCAGCCCATATAGCCGGATCAGACCAATCGCAGTCGCGGTCGGCAGTCTCGTACATCACCGGCAGGAACGTACCGTCTCGCAATGACCCGTCCCGTACCTGGCGGGCATAGTCAACTCGCACATTGCACAACGACGGGCGCACGACATCCGCCGTAGTCGCCAGCAGGATCAGCGGCTGCTGCCGCCCGCCCATGCCGGATTCCTCGGCCTCGAGCAGATCGGGCCGCATCATTTCGTGCAGCTCATCGACGATCACGCAATAAGGCGAGGTTCCGTGCTTGCCCTGGCCGCGCCCGCCGCCGCCCTTCTCGCCGCTCAGTACTTCCCAGATGCCGCCGGTGTGAAGCCGAATATACATATAGAAGTCGGTCACCCGGCACATCTCGGCCAGCGACGGGTTCGCTCGGATCATGCGCCGGGCAGCTTCATGTACCAGGCCGGCTTGCTTCTTCTCGGTCGCCACGCAGTGAATCTCGGGCGCACCTTCCGGCTTATTCTTGCCGCCGTCGTTGATGTTGCCGAGGAATAGCATGACGTGACCGATGGCTGCGCACAGCTCGCTCTTGCCGTTCTTGCGCGGCAGGTAGATGAGTGTCTGCCGGTAGCGCCGCTTGCCGCCTTCGCGCTTCCACCCGAAGAGGTTGCCGATGATCGGCCACTTCTGCCAGGGCGCCAGCAGGAACTGGTCGCCTTCCCATTCGCCCTTGGTGAATGTCAACTGCGACTCGACGAAGTCGATGGCAAGCTGCGCCGATGGCTCGTCGAAGTAGTACCCGCTGCCGTCCTCGGCATCACGACACGGATCATAGCCGGGAAGCTGCAGCGACAGGCGGCGGGCGTCGGTCATCCGACCTTCTTCAAGTTGAACTTCTTGATGCTTGCCGGTGCTGCTGGCTTATCGGCCTTCGCCGCGATGCCCATTGTCTGCCGGGCCGCAGGCGTCATGCCGAGCTGTCGGAAATACGGCAGCATCTCGCGGGCCAGGGCGCTGAGTCGTCGGACGTGCGGCGCCTCGCACTCCTCGCCGTGCCGGTTGACAAAGTACTCGTCACGGTCGGGATCGCTCACCAGTGCCGCGCACCGCTCGAACCGTGCCTGCATATCGGCCAGCACCGCGACGGCACGGATATCCGCTGGTACGATGCCGGCGTCAGTCAGGTCGGCCAGGATCTCGCCGTATATCTCGGCGCTGCGACCACAGCACCAGGCCGGCGGATCAGTCGGTAGCTTCGACATCGAGCGCCTCCTGTGATTCGATCGCATCGATACAACCTCGGGGAATCGCTGTATAGTCGCCTGTGGGCGTGCCTGGATAGTGAGCAGATCGCAGGATCAGCTTCTGGTCGTCGGCGCTCATCAGTATACCCTCGCTCCGGCATTCGGCCAGCGTGACATCGGCCAGGTCTTCATTGATGTGCGCCTGCGTGTCCTGCCATATCACGGTGACGCGGGCGCCGAATAGGTTCGGATCGATCTCCTTCATAGGTTTATCGGCCAGCGATTAGTCGGCCCGTGCTTTTCGCTCCAGAATATGATCATCTGCTGGGCGAGTGAGCGGCTGTGCATCTCGTACTGTGAATACTGCGACGGGCCGATCAATGCCGGGCAGATGAATATCTCGCCATCCAGCAGAGCTTCGTGGTGCCAATGGCCCATAAATGCGTAATCAAAGTCCTTGCCGGTGCGCCGGCGCGATTGGTGCTGTTTGCGCATTGAATTGATGATGCCGAAATAGGGAACCGTGCCAGTGCTGCGCGATATGTCGCCGTGAGTGAGCGCGACCTTTGAGCCGAGCATATCGATCACATGGACGCGGCTGCGCGGTATGACCCATTCGACATTCGTCGCCCGCTGCGTATACGCCTGGGCGATAAGGTAGACGCTGAAATCCCAGTTCCGATCGGCGGTCATCTTCTGCGTCGGCTTGCGCGTGGTGCGCCCGTGGTTGCCGACGACGCCGATCACTTTCACTTTTTTGAAGTGCGCAGCCAGCCGCATAAGCTGATCGCCGAGCGCCAGGGCCGCACCTGGCAGGGCGCAAGGCAACGGCATCGAACTGCCCCAGCCGCAGTCGTCGGGATGGATCGCGCCCATGAACCAATCGCCCAGCAGCCAGACATCGATCTCCTCGATGTGCGCGGTCTGGCGCATCAACTCGGTCAGCTCGACGGCCTTCTCGAATGTCGTGGCGATCCGGTGCTGGAATATCGCCCAATCGTATGCCGCCATCCCCTCCATCTGCTCGGCGTCCACGACCTCTTCGCAGTGCGCGTCGGTGATGATCAGCGACGGGCGCATCATCTTCTTCGTCAGCTTCGGCTTACTGATCGGAACTCGCGGGTACGTCTTGAGTGGTTCGATTGATCCCTGGATGTGATCGAACAACGCCAGGTCGCTGCCGACCTGCGCCTTCAGCTTCTTGACATCGGTCAATGCGTCACGAAGCTGCTGCTGCAGTGATACGGTCGTCGGTGACGGATCGACCAGCTCCTGCATCTCGTCGCGGCTCATCCCTGGCTTGCTCATTCGACGACCTTGGCTTTCATCGTCGCGGCGATCATCTCGGCGGCGGATTTCTCGGTAGTCCACCATCGCTGCTCGCCGTAGATAAACTGGTAGCCGGTGAATCCCTCGGCAGGATCGACGACGACATCACGCCACATTCGATGGTCGCTGACGCCGCACAACTTTCTGAACTCCGCATCCTTGATATAGCGGTCGCTTTCCAGGTGCTTCGTCAGGCCGCGATTGATGTCGCGCCGCGTGCGCGTATACGGATCGAACTCCTCGAGGAACTCGCGCTTCGTCATGCCTGGCTTGCTGGCCTTTTTCGCCGCCGGGCCATGCTCGACCGTCGTGAAGTCCATGCCGCTTGTCACCTCGGCAACTTCCGCAGCCCGGACGTGGGCGCCCTTGTATTTGATGTACTTGCCGATCCTGCTATTGCTCCAGGGCCACTCAGGATCGTGCCTGTGGCGCTGGCAGACCGATTCGATCTTCGCCCGTAGCTCGCTCGTCATGTTCGTCCTCGCTCGTCGTACTCGTCTCGGCTGGTCTGATTTCAAAAGTCTTCAAATATTAGCGCAAAATGCGCGCGTGATGCGGGCGTCTCCAGATGCTCACCCTGTGGATATTCCGACCGGCTACCCGGTCAAGGCATCAATACAGCCTGCGCAACCTCTATGCCCTGTGTGCGCTCTATATCGGTTATTTGCCTATGGCACGCGGCGCAAAGGCACCAGCAGTTCGATTCGTCGAATGCCAGGTCTGGCCGGTCTGCCAGCGGCTCAAAGTGATGCACTGACGCCACCCCAGCCAGCGGCCCATCATGCGCAGGCGATTGACAAAGCGGATGATCACGCCGCAGCCTGACCGAGAATCTCGTCCACCGTCGGCCTCGGCGTATAGCTGCCGCTCGCTTCACCTTGCGCTTGATTGTTCGCGCTCGGCGGGCGGGTGCTTGGCGGGCGGGTGAATATGTCGGCGGCTTACTGGGCATCGCCGTTCTCTTTTGCACGGGCGGGCCACTTCCACTTGATTAAGACTTCGGCTTGAATCGGCTGGCCGGCGCCCATAAGATGCGGTGCCGATCGCAGTGCTTCACTGAATTCAGTCTCGACGCATATGCCATCGACATATATTACTGGCTCGCTCCAGTGCTGCTTGCACACCTCGAGGCTACCTTTCCAGGTCAAGCGCGGCATACCCCCCCCCTCTTTCAAATTTCGCCGACGGGCATACCCCCACCACCTTATCGATCTTCTGCACGCGCCAGCCTCCTGTATCGTTCCTTGTAGGTTTCGGTGATCGTGCCTTCGATCAGCAGTCGCTCCCGCTGCGCATCGACGACGGCCCTGACCCACTGCTGATATGTCCTGCCGCATCCCTGGTGCCATTGAGCCAGCACCCTGCCTGCCCTCGGCAGCTCGCGGCCATCGAGATTGTCGGTGTCGTACTCGAGCGCCTCGCACCGGGCAACGACCGGCGGGCCTCCCTCGATCTCCATCTCGCTCGAGAATCTGATATGGCACATGACATGATTGCTCACCTTCGGCGCTTTGCGACGTGGTGACTGATACCGAGCTATCGACGATGTGGGCGCATCCATCATGCCGTAATATAGCCCCCCCCTGCCTTTTTCAAATTTATAGCCTATCATCCCGCCCACCGCATCGAAGTGATCGCGCTCGATACGTCGTCACCCTCACCTGGTGCCTGGTGCGGTAGTGACGCCTCGAGGTCGGCATAGTCGTGCGGCCCTGACTCCATCCACTGCCCCAGCTCGCCGGCGTACTCGACGCCGTGCGCCTTCCAGCCGCGCATGATCAGCGATACCTCTTGCGCCGTGGCCGGCCTGCCGGCTGGCGCCTGTGCTACTGCTGCCGACGTTCGCAGCTTCGGGCGCAGCGTATGCTTCGCAGCGGCGACAATCACTCGGGCGGCGGGCAGCGTCGTCGTCGCCTCATGCGTGAACAGCAGGCGCTCGACGATCTTCTGGAATACCGGCTCACGCTCTGACCACGGCACGCTGTCGGCCTTGCAATATGGCGGCAGCTTTCGATCTATGTGCCACCATTCCTCGTCGCTGAATCGTCGCGGGCCGAACTCGGCCTGGATCATGGATCGCAGCGCATTCGATGATACAAGGTGCTTCGTCTTGTCCTTCATTGCTTCGCGTACTCCGGTGTGTATGGTTCGTTGTCTGCCGGCATCACTTCGTCATCCCACCGGCCTTGGTTAAGATAAGTCGCCGGGTTCGGAATGTATCGCCCGGCGTCCTGCGTCCATTGCTCCGACTCGATCTGCTCGGCCAGCTTCTCGAGCATCGCCTTGATCGCTGGCTTGCCTTTGATCCGGCGCCAAGTGCGAATTGCCGCCTGCTTGCCGACCTTCTTCGGGTACGCGGCCCACCATTCAGCGAACGCCGCCGGCACGTTCACTCCCCCCGATTGCGGGGGGATAGAGGGGGGATTAGTATTATCTTCTCTTATCTTATCTCCTCTGGTCACGGATTTGTCACAGCTTTTGTGTGACATTTGCGTGACACCTGCACGCTGCCGGCGCTTGCGTTCTGCGGCCAGACCCCGCGTCTTTGCTGATTCGGACATATGAACGTCGAAGTCGGGTATAGTGATGCCGCCGCCGGATTTGAACGTCACCCACTCTACGTCGAGCATCGCCTGGCTGAATCCAGGGCAGCGCAGATGCGCGTCGATCCATTCGGGTGTCACGCCGATAGCGTGACCATCGCTCGAGCCGTCAGCGACGATGTGACTATCGGCCCACGACCAGAAGGCGTACAGATGCCCGATCACTGTCACTTCGTCGAGTCGCAGTTGACTACTTAGCTGTATCACTCGCGGATCACCGATCAGATCCGTCCGCATCTTTATCCATGGCATCCCCTGCACCCCCGCTGCGTAAAATTAGCCCGGCAGATCGGCATTGCAACCGCCGCCCGATGATCCGTAAAGTATATAGGTACACTGAGCTTGTGTCCCTATGTTGTATCAAAAAAAGCACCGGCCCCAGGCGATAGACTCGCCCAGCATTACAACCCGCTCATGTAGCGCCGCCACAATACCGCAGAAGTGCGGCAGTCCCTGGGCGAGGCCGGTGCTTAGTATTCATACTGCGAATAGATCATCCTGGGTCGATTCCAGCTCTGCTTCAGCGAGGTTGTCGCAGGCATATTTGAAGTATGATTGCTTTAGTTCGATGCCTATGAAGCGGCGGCCAGCTTTCACAGCGCAATAGCCCTCGCTACCTATGCCCGCGAACGGAGAGAGTACGGCATCGCCCGGCTGCGTCCATAAGTCCACGGCCCGGCGTATCACATCGAGTTGTAGCGGGCAGATGTGTTTTTCATCTTCGCTGATGCGGGCCATCTTAGAGTTCAATACATTTGTCTGATTGATATCCCACCATACAGGCTCGGCGTATCGCCTCCAGATGTTTATGCTATCATTCGTCGCTATAGTCTTGCGGGAAAAGTTAGATGGATGTTTTGAATCCGCCGTTCGTGGATCGCAGTCGTCAAGGCCAATATATGATTCAAGCCCTACGCCAGGGCCAACTGGAACTTCGCTCTCAAGAGTGCCGCTTGACACCTTCCGCATGACAATCAAGTAATCGGCCATGCCCTGCCGCAGTTGCGACCGATCACGCATTACTGTTTTATGTAGAAGTCCGTTATTATTCGTTCTCTCGCGCTCGATTACGGGACATTTCCATATTGTCACGCGAGAGTGGTATCTCCATCCGCAATCTTCATGCGCACGGATGACTTCGCCTGGGAAGTCTTGAAGTCCTGCATACCCGTCCCTGTGAAAGTACGCCGGCAAGTCTTTGCAATGAACTATCGTGAGCCTGCCCGGTACTGTAGCGCGGTATATCTCCTCGACGGCGAACTTGTAATGATTAAAAAACTCAGCGTTAGACTTACAGTTTCCCATGTCGCGCTCGCTGTCGCTGTAAATGTACAGACCGGCAAATGGCGGCGAATAGATCGAGGCGCCGACCGAGTCATCGGGCAAGCCCTTGAGCACCTCCACGCAATCTCCGCCGAACATAACCCACCTCTTCCCCGTCGCCTGCTCTATGCACTTAGCCATGCCGGAACCTCCATCTGGTGCTTTGTTTGATACGCCCGCGCAAAGGGTTTATCGCCCCTTACGATGCCCTTTGATATGTGACTCATTCGTGCCGCCATATTCGTCGCCATTCTATCTGCGTGATGCTTCTTCTTTCGTATGTTCGCCACGACTGCGCCCTCTGTCCTGTCTGTAATAACATAGCAGTCAACGGGATTCGTCTGACCAAAACGCCATGCCCTGCGCACGGCTTGATAAAACGACTCGTATGAATCTGATAGCCCCGTGAACGCAACCTTATGGCAGTGCTGATAATTCATGCCCCACCCTGCAATGCTTGGCTTGCTTACAAGTACGCGGAAGTCATTGTCTGCAAAACCTAATAGCGCACGATCTTTATGCTCTTCGCTATCTGATCCGCGCACCTCGATCGCGTCCGGTATCGACCGCTTGAGCATATCGCTTTCCGCATTCAGGTCGCACCATACAAGCCAGGAATCTGTTGAACTATTAACCATATCCGCAACTATTAATACCCGGTCTTTAATGCTTGCTTTTCGCGCTGCCCTTCTCTCGCTCATGGTATGCGCGTCGAACGAGAAAAGCATCCCCTCCGGTGCCTGGTTCGCGTCAACAATTACGTCGTGAACCGTAAGCGGCGGTAAAGTAAATTCTTCGTGATTATATCCCAAGTCCGACGGGTTTCGCATCATAACTGCCCATGATGCCATCCACTCCCAGAACGGCCCCTCTGCGTGACCCTTAACCCTGTACCGGCCAACATTCGCCGCGTCATTAATAAAGAATGATGACAACATCTCGGAACCACGCATAGCCCCTATAAACTCAGAGTGGTTGCCAAGCTCCATGTAGTCATTAGGCGCCGGCGTGGCTGTACACGCTAATTTGAAGGGACGACTGCCCCACCGCTCGATCAGTTCAGTTCGATATTTGCCAGTATAGCTTTTTAATATACTACTTTCATCCAGCACTATACCGACAAAGTCATCTGGATTGAAATGATGCAACCGTTCATAGTTGGTAATAGTTATCCTGCCAGACCTATTCCCATCCTGTGAATGCTCCACATCAACGCCGAACTTGTCACCCTCTCGGATTGTCTGTTTTGATACTGCCAATGGCGCAACGATCAATACATCACCGGGCAAGTGCTGCGCCCATTCTAATTGCATCGGCGTCTTGCCTAATCCGCAATCTGCAAAGATAGCTGCCCGGCCCCGTCGCAATGCCCACCGCACAATGTCGCGCTGGAAGTCATATAGCATTGGATTCAGTTCGGGTATATCGGATAGTCCTGTTGCCTCATCCGATGTCGCTTTCCCCTTTAAGAACTCCGCGTAATCCCCCATCATTCACCCCCTTTAGAATGGTATAGACTCTTTTGTTTTGTCGTCATCCTCTGACGGCAGCAAACTCGGCGCCCGCTCGCCCGGCGGCACTGGTTGCGCTGGCGGCTCCGGCATCGGGCCGGGCGCTGCGGCATCGACATCGACGCGCCAGGCATCGACCGACGTAAACGACGCCTCCTCGCCGGTGTCGCGCCTGGTATACAGCCGCCCGCGCAGTCTGCACTTGCAGCTCACCGTGTCGCCCTTGCTGATGCCGTCCCAGTACTCGCACGCCTTCTGCTTGATTTCGAGGCTGATGTGCTGCGTATAGGTCTGGCCGTTATTGCCTATTTCGTCGATCTGAATGATCGCGTCCCGCTTTTGGAACGTGTCGGTGATCTGTTTGACCTCGCCGACCTTGTGGACGACTCCGGTGATGTCGAGATCGAGACTCATTGTGATTCTTCTCCTGTTATTTGTTTTTTGGCAATCTGCCGTTGGTTCATCACCCAAGCCACGCCGGCAGCGAGTGCCTGCCAGGCATGGCCCTTGACTTTGTACAATGGCCCAGGCTCGGCCTTCGTGCCGATCTGTGGCACGCGCCCGCCGCCTGTCGCTGGGAACAAGTCGATCAGCCGCTGCCGAAGTACTGCATCGGTAACGCCGACTGTGCGCCCGGTCAGCGCCAGCTTGACCTGGTTCCGCTGGATCAGATGCACCTCGGCTGGCCCTTCGTCCTGGTAGTGCCGGTCGCGGTGATCTATGAACGCCTGCTGCATCCTGCCGACTTGGCGGCAAGTGTGGAAGATGTCCTGGCCGGCAGGCATCCCCATCAGATTCGGCCATTCGATAACGATCGTGGCGGGACAAGCGGCGGCGGCGATGATGTGCTTGTTCGCTTCGGTGTCAGTCTCGTATATGCTGCCATCGACGAAGAACACATAGCCCGACTTCACCGGGCCGGGATCGATGGCGAGCAGGTCGGGAATGGCGATCATATCGCGGCCTCGATGATCGTCGGTTCCTGCTCGGCGCACCAGGCGCAAACGCCACAAGCCGGCAGCGGCGGCGGCGTATCGTCCTCGCGCCACTCCGGCAGCTCCTCGGCCACCTGCGCCCACGGCGGCGCATCGGGTGCGTGTGCGCCTGCCCATACCGCAGCAAGCAGATCGGCAGCAGCCGGCAGATCGCTGAAGCGTACCGGGACGACTGCGTGCGGCTTCCTGCTGCCGACCGCGACGATGTACGCCTCGCCTGCACTGCCGGCGCGGTCGAGATCCTGCAGCAGCAGTTCACGGTAGATCGCAAGCTGCAGCTCATACGCGGCATAGAACGGCACGCGCCGCCGGTGATGCGGCGCCCAGTACTCAGCGAACTGGCCGATATACTTTAGGTCTGCGAAATGATTTTCTGCCACGACATCCAGCACACCGCGCCATTGCAAGCCGGATACCTCGCCATCGAGTGCCACCTGGGCGTCACCTTCAAGCAGGCGCATGACATCGAGCGCCCGCACCTTTTCGGCCACTGCTGCCGTCGCGGCATAGTCCTTTTTCCGCTTCGGCTCTTTCGCACGGCTGTCCCATTGCCGGGCGTCGAACTCTTCGGGGATGCCGTCGCCCAGGCCCAGCTCGCCCTCAATCAGCAAGCCCAGCAGCATTGCATCGGTCGGCGGCGGCGGCGTCCACTGCTCAGTCGCGTATGCCCACCACTTCGCCGGGCATTCGTTTAACATCCTAAATTGACTCTGTGAGAAATGCGTCTTCATCGTTCTCCCCCTTAGTTATTGGTTGCGTTGATTGTCGCCAGAATCTCGTCGTGCGCTGCTTCATAGGTCAGGCCGTCCCGGCGTCGGCTGGATGTCCGCCAGAATAAACTCGGCTCATCGGTGCCGACCAGGCGCGGTAATAGATGTATATGCACGACCTTGCGCCGCTGCTCGAGGCGGCGGATGATGCGTCCGATCCACTTCCCGGCCCCGCTGTGTTCGATCGCGAATACCGGCAGACCAGCCTCAATCATGGCATCGGCCAGGCTGCGACGCATCGCCGGCATCCGTTCGCGGAACGTCGGCCAGCACATCTTGCCATCGACCACGATACCCTGCGGGATGTACCAGTGATCTTTGACGCACCAATAGCCAAGCGGATGCCCGGCATCACGGATGCTGCGCACCAGCGTCGTCTTGCCGGCGGCGGGATTGCCGGTGAGCGAGATGATAGTCACCGGGTTCGTCATTTCTTCGAGTCTTGGCGCATCGACCGGATCACCTGGTTAATCGCCGACACATCGACCTCGCCGGCGTGCGCCACGTCATGCGCCTGCAGCCACTTGTCGCGGCGTGCGGCGCCGTCATCGGCCATCACGATCAGGTCGGCGAACTCCAGCACCGCTTGCAGGTGTCGGCCCTCGGCCTCGGTCAACTGCTCCGGCGTCGTCTTCTTGCCGGCGGTCACCGCCTCGATGTCTGCCGGGTTCGCTGCCATAACGGCATTGAGCGTGCCGGGCGTGATCGGCACCGCTTGCACCTCGATGCCGGCGGATAGGATCGGCGCGTCGATGTGCTGCCCCTTGTAGATCGACAGGCCGATGCCGATATAGCTTGCGGCCTTCGACATCATATTGGTCTGCGCCATCTTCATCGCATCAGCTACCGAGCCGCCGCGCTGCTGGCCTTCGCCGACTGCCGGCACCTTGTAAACCGCATCGGTATCGTCATCCGGCAGTCGATACCACAGATGCCCGATCGCCGCCACGCACTTGTCGTGATGCTCGAAGGTTTCGACCTCGATGCCCCAGCGATGGCCGCAGATGGATTGGAAGGTGTCCGTTAATCGCTCGACGATATGATAGGCGTCGATGCTGGTGAAGCCGCCGCGCACGTTGACTGTCTTATATGCGCCATCCGGCAGGCGCTCGGCCAACTGTTCAAATATCGCCGGTACTGCCATCGTCATCCCCCTCGGTTGTCTCAGCCGTTGCTGGCTGAATATTCTGATTGTCCTGGCGGCGCCGCCGACCTTTGACGATCGGTGGTGAGTAGTTCGGGTCGTGCCAGGTTCTGTTCCCCACGACACTTGACACCGTTGGTTGACTCACGCCATACTCCTCGGCCAACTCTGCCTGTGTGCAGCCTTCGGCATACCACTCCCGAATGACGGCGGCATCGGCCATAGTTAGGCGGTAGGGACTTGGCGAGTAGTTCGGGTCGTGCCAGGTTCTGTTCCCCACGACACTTGTCACCGTTGTTTTATGCACGCCATACTCCTCGGCCAACTCTGCCTGTGTGCAGCCTTCGGCAGACCGCTCCCGAATGACGGTGGCATCGGCCATAGTTAGGCGGTAGGGACTATCGGGTTTGGTCGAAATGGAATCGCGCATATGCAACTGGTTCTGTTTATGTGTCACCCATTGCAGATTCAGGCGGTGGTTATTCCTTTTGTCTGAGTCGATATGATGACTATCGGGATAGCCCTCGGGATTCGGAGTGAACGCTGCCAATACGATCCGATGGACGCGCTTCCATCGCTGCTTGCCAGTATCATCTGTGATGCCAACTCGCCTATAGCCACTTTTGGTTACATACTGCCGAAGAACGCGCTTTGTCTTGCGGTTGATTACCTGGCCGTCCTCGGTGACGGCGTAGCGGGAAAAGCCTGCCACGACCGCCATGCGGGGAAGTTGCCCCTCGGCTGAAGATTCAAGTACCGCGTGGGGTTTCACCTTCCGCCACGGCCTGCGCTTCCATCGAAGTAGTACTGCCATCATCTCCCCCCTCGGTTGTGATTGCCAGCCGCTGCGGGCTGAATAGTCTGATCGTCGCCGTGATGCCGGCATCGTCTACGATAGCCAGATGCGTCACATGGAATGCGTGCGACGGTGGAAAGCCAGGCATGACCGGCTCGCCCTCGTCGTGATAGTCACGCTTTACCGTGCAATCGCTCACCCTGTGCAGATTCAATTCCATTGCTCCCCCTATATAAGAACCTCGCCGCCGGGCGCACCAGCCACAGCTACCGGCCCCGTGTCCTCCACGGTGCCAGCCCCGGCAGCGAGGTTCAGTCAATCGCGCAGCCGCACCCGCCGATCCCGTCGAATAGGCTGATCAGCTTCATACCCACCGCCAGTGAATGCGCGGGCGTGTCTCCGGTGCGATCAGGATATACCAGTAGCGCGGGCGCTGCGGCAGCACCTCGTCCCACTGCTCGTCGTGGTCGCCATACGATGGCGTGGCCGTGGCTGTCGTCGCCAGCGCCATGAGCGCCAGCAGTAGACCGCCAATGACGATGTACCGGCCCCAGGCGTCAGCCAACGCCCTGCGATATGCGCGGTGTGCTGGTGATGGGATCGCCGTCATGTCATCACCTCGCGCTCGGCCATGTACTGCACCTCGCCGACTTCCGCCAGGCGCCGCACGTCCTCAAGACTCAGCCGCTGCCCCAGCTTGCGGAACGTCACCCGGCCCTCGCGCATCCATCGGTCAACAGTGCCGATAGACACGTCGAGAATCGCGGCGGCGTCTGCTGCCGTTCCCCATTGCGTGTTTCTTTCGTCTTTCATATTGCCTCTCTTGTTACGTTGTTCGCCGCATTGCCTGCCAAATTACCGCGCAAAAAAACAGATACAAGCGGATATCGGGCAGAAACCCGAAGGTGTGGAAAAAACGGCCCTTTGTCAATTTGCTGACATCACGTCGTGGTGTCAGTATCTTATCGGTAGACCTCGGTCAGCTTGGCGATAAGGATCGCCACGTTGTCTTCGTCTGCAAGCAGCTCGCGCACGCGCTGGTCACGCGCCACGGCCCCCTGCACTCTCGCGCTGTCCGACTCGCCCGGCAGCTTGCGCACCAGGCGGCGGAATACCGTCGAGGCGTAGATCGTCAGTGATTGGTTCTTCGGTTCCTTCGTCATATCCTTTCTCCGAGAATCGCGGCGGCGTCTGCTGCCGTTGTGGTGGACTGATAGTACTTTTTCGCAAGGCTCCGTGCCTCATCGATTGAACTGGCTCTAACCGTTTCAAATTCGCCTACGATACGACTCTGATTGTACATGGTTTGCCATTTGGCTACTGCCCTCGCTTGCGGGAATGGCACACCATTGATACGAAAAAAAGCATCGAACCAGATGTAGTAGGTCTTCATTCGACGGGTTCTCGTCTTGCCCTCGGTTGTGGTCGTCGTCGTCATCGTGCTGCCCTCGGTTGTTGTTGTGGTTTACTTGGCGGATTCGTCAGCCGTCTGCCGGCCAAGCTCGAACGCCTGCTGCAGTGCTTCCTTGATCGACCATACAGCAGTCTCATGGAAGTCGAGGCTGTCACCGCCGCGCCGTTCGAGCGTTTCGAGGCCGTCCCAGTGATATGCTGCGATCTTGGTCAGTAGTTCGTCGGTTGCTTTCGTCGTCGTCATCGTGCTGTCCTCGGTTGTTGTTGTGGTTGTCATTGCTGCCCTCGGTTATGCTTCTTCGCCGCACGCCATATCGACTTCGATCTGCCGTGTCCGGGCCGACACTTCGTCCATTGCGCAAGCGTGATCGTCGATCGCTTGGTTATGCTCCTTGATGCTATCGGTCAACCGTGCTTCGATGTCGCAGAATTTGGCGTACTGAATCTCGTCCATGCCTATCGTGCCAAATGCTGCGACATATTGATTGTGCTTGACCGTCCTGACTCTGTATCCTTTGTGCGCCTCTCCGTTGACGGTCGCCTTAATCTCAACCGTCTTGTATCCGCGAGATTTCCGCCTGCCTTGACTGTCAAGGTCGTACTCTGTGGATAACGTCATTGTGATCGCCGCCCCTGCCGCCGTTGTCCAGTTGATTGTGTTCATCGTGCTGCCCTCGGTGTTGGTGGTTTGCGTTGTTTCGTTCTTTATCATACTATCAATATAGGCTGTATGTACTTGGTTGCAAGTGTGTTTATATAAAGGCGTATAGAAAAAAACAAAAAAAAACAAGGAAACGCCGCAAACCCGCATGGTGTAGCCATTCTCGGCAGGTGAAAGAAAGTAAAAATCTTTTTATATAATCTAAAAATAACCGCGCAAAAACAAAAAACGCCGCCGGATTGCCGCCGCGCCTGGTGCGATTGCCGCCGCTTTTCCCGCGCAAAAAAAAACCCGACTACAGCAAGGGGGCTGCTGCAGTCGGGCGGGGGTTGCCGGTAGCGGATACCGGCAGCGGGAGTATCAGTCGTCGTCGTCGTCGTCGTGCGGGATGCCGTTGATGTGTTTCGCCAATTTCACTTCGAGGCAAAGCTGATTAAGCTGGACGTTCGGCACCACGAGCTTGGTCTGCTTGTCTACCTCCATATAGAAGGTAGTCTTGAGGATGCCCACGCGGACGAGGCGGGCCGGGCGCCCACTGATCAGAATAGGCTGGTCATGCTTCAGCTCTGCGCCTTGCTTGAAGATGAAGCCGGCTACCACATTCTCAATCGCCTGGCGAAAGAGCAGGATCAAGCAGCCCAGAACGAACAAGCCGGCGACATACCCTGCCACCGCCTCGACTATTCCTTCGATGTGCGCTGCATCGACTTCCATTACGTCGCGCCGGCGAGCAGCGTCCGCAGAACATACATCGCCATCCCGGCACCCTCGGTCAGTAGTATCGCCATCAGCGCCCAGATGATCCGCTGCTGCGTTGCCAGGCGCTCGGTGATCGTGGCGAGTTGCATCGATACCTTGATTCGATATTCGTGCTCTGTGGCGAGATGATCCTTGACCTGGTCAAGCACTGTCTCGGCGACTGCCAGAGCCGTCTTCAACTCGGCCATCTCCCGGCGCAGCTTGTCACCGTTTGGCGCATCACCTTGCACAGTGCCTCCACCCGCCACATCGCACCGACCAGTAGTACAGGCGCACCCATATCTTGGCCTGCTTGCGGCGTGCGGCGCTCTTGATATCGCGCTTGACTATGTGCTTGAGATCGGCACGGAATCGATAGTCGCACAGCAGGCGCCACAGGTACTGCCGCCGGCACCAGGCCGGGCGCAATGCTGCCGGCGTGGCGTATCCGTGATCGTGACGATAGCCGGCGTGGCCGACGTATGCCTCGAGGATAAAGTCAGGCACCATCGCCGAGAAAGCCGCATCATCTTCCGGGCCGCACCAATCGACTGTATTGTCGAATGGCGGGAACCCGTCAGGCATATCGATGTCGCCCTTGCCGAGCAGCGTCCAGTATGTTACAAAGCTCCATGTAGGATTGTACTTCATTTCGCGCTCCTGGCTACTGCAGCATCAATGCTGCGAATGGTGCGATTGATTTCGCGCCTTCGATCAGCGGGCCTTCGGTGGCGTGGGCGCTGATATTGATAACCTTCGCCGGCTTTGCCGGATCACTCGACGGCACCGTGATCGACATATCGCTGGCGAATCCTCGGAACTTCATCACCTGGCCGTCAGCAACCGGCATCTCGACTGATGCACATCCGCCGCCGATCATGCACGCCGCCACCAGGATAATTGCCCGTGTCCTATTCATGCTTCACCTCGTTTTCGTTTATTTTCTTTTGTCGTCGTAAACGTGCTCGTCTTTTTTGTGAGTTCCCTTGTGAGCGTGTTCTTGTTTTCTTTGGCTGAAAGTTCTTTTTGCGTTTTTTATGTGTCATTAGAATCAATCCATAGTGTTAATTTTATGAAAATCCTTGTCTTTATCGGATAATTGTGAGGGTCGGATTAGCAGATCGTATGCGTCTGTCAGGTTCAAACGCATATGTCCAACGTAACTCAACCGATATTCGGATTCCTTCTGGCTCCCATCGTCGTACTGCTGGTAATGCACTGTGCCTCTCTTCCATCGCTCAACGAACGGTGGCAGGAAAGCATGATATATACATCGGAGAATAGCCTTCAATCTTTTCATTTTTCAGCCCTACCGCTTGCCGCCGAAGTATGCGACTGCATGACCCTGTTCGATCATTAGGTCATTGAGACATTCGCCGGCTGCATTGATAATCTCGCCAAGTATCCGACCGTACTTTCCGCGCTTGTCTATCCTGGTGCGTATGGTGATCTGGCCGGCGTGGTCGTCAGCCCATTGTATCACGAAGTCCTTTGCTGCGAGTCCTCGCACCTTCTCGGCTGCATCCCGAGTCCTCGATTCGTAGGCATCGATCCCGTACAATCGGACTCGCTCCTTCAGCGAAACGCTGAAGCCCAGGTCAAGCACCACGTCGATCGTGTCGCCATCCACCACGCGATGCACGGTTGCCCGGTAGCAGTACAGGTTGTCGTTCGTGATCGCCATCAAGTCACCGCTATAGTATAGGGCCGGTCGAGATTAGCCGATAGCGTCGAGATCGTCACCACGTCGTCGTCGGCCACGACTGAACAAGCCTCCAGCAGATTGAGCGCCGTGATCGTCCGTGCCACTTTCGCCTGGCTCATGTCGAGCGTGCCGCCCTGCATATTCGCCGTGCCGATTGTGCCGCTCGAATTGCCGAACACGGTGCCACCTTCCACGCGCAGCGTCGTGACCGCCTGCGTGCCTTCGGTCGTCACGGTGCCATCGCTAACCTCGAGCGTAGCCAGTGCGCCGGTGAGTTGGTGAAGCACCACGGTGCCGCCCGATACCTTCGCCTCGTCGATTCGGCACCTGGCGTATACCTGCCCGCCGCTGACCAGCAGGTTGTCGATCTGCGGCGCCTCAGTCCACTGATCGATACCGATGCCGACGATGCCGCCGCGCACCTCGGTGTCACTCACTGAACTGGCTGCGATCATCCGCAGCGGTGCCATCGTGGTTTCGCTGGCTGTCTTTGCCGTGTTATAGATCGTCGTGGTTGTGCTGGTCGAACTGGTGTCTATCATCAGCCGGGTCGAGCCGGTGGCCTTGCCTGGCCCGACGTGTTCGCCGATCGAGAGCAGCGTGGTCACTGGCTGCAAATAAGCCTGGCGATATTCCGGTGCTGCCGTATCGACTGACGACGCATCGGCATTGGTTGCGAAGTTGCGCGTGTCAAGCCCGATTTTGCCGGTGTATGTTTGGCCGATTGTCGTGCTGGCTTTCGCCCCGCTGGTCGCCAATCCCCAGCAGATCGACGGCCCGCCCGTTATGTACACGTTATCGCTGCCACCTGGTACAGCTTTCCCGCTCCAGTTCGCGGCGCTGCTCCAATCGTTCGGGCCGGCGCTGTCTGTCCCAGTAGAGAAAGCACCGACGCCGCCGGAACCGCTGCCCGTTTCTGACATCACTGCTGTAAATGGTACGCCAGCAGTGTCGGCAGTCCCGATGATCGAGCCGTCAGAGCCTGACCATGTGATCGCAGCGAAATATGGATGCGTCGAAGCATTCAGTGCCGTTCGCAGATTGGTGGCAGTAGTCGCCACATCCGTAACACTGGTGACTGATACCGCCACGCCTCCGATCGTCACGGCAAACACATTATCGGTGCCATCGATGCTTGCGACCGTGCCTGTGCTGACCTGGGCGACAGGATCGGCGCCGCCCTCCCAAAATATGTCTGCCATTGTTTATGCCCTCGTCGTTTGGCTCGATCGAATATGCAGCCGCAGGTTCGCAGCCGTTTCCGCGATGCCGATTATCGTTGCCCGGTCGCCCGTCGTGAAGTCGCCATGCGGTGCAATCTTGCCGGCTGTGCCGCTTGCCATGTACACTTCGCCGACTGTCAGCGTGGCGCCGACATTGATGACGCCCTGCGTCTGGATCACCAGCGGCTGCTCGTCGAGTGCTGCGTGTGTGGCGATGCCATTGCAGACACTCGCCGCGTCACTGGCATCGCAATCCGTCAGCTTCGCTTTGTTGCTGTCGCTGGTGTCCTTGTAGACAGGACAACCCGCCGTGATCGTCGCACCTGCTGTCACTTTCTCTGTGTGGATGTCTGATACGCCAACCACATTCGCTGCTGTCACGCTTAAATCTGCCATTGCTTTGTCTCCGTTTTGTTTTGTTTTGTTAGGTTACTTTTTCGAGGCCGTCGAGTACGTCCCACCATGTTCGGCGCCCGTGCCTGGTGCAGTGGCTGACACGCCCACCACGCTTGCCGCTGTTACGCTTAAATCTGCCATAGTATTTGTCCTTGTTATGCGGTATGAGTGAAGCCGTCCGTCCCGTCAAATTTGACGACGGCATATGTGTCTGATGTGATCCAGCCCCTCGATGAGAATGTATAATCGATTCCATCAGTGATCGTGTCCGGCCACGGCGCATCGTATGCTGGCGGCTCAAGGCACCACGGCGGCTCGTCGTTGTCGCCAACCGTTACTTCGCTGCTCGGTGCCTCGGCGAATAGGTAGTAGTTGCCAGCAGTCGTGAAATCTTCGTTCTGCTTATCATATACATTCTCATCAAGACCTTCGCACGCCCCTCCGGTCTTGAACCTGTTATGATAAAAGATCGTGCCATCTACAGCAGACGATTGTAGATAATAATTTGACGAAACAGACAATCCTGCATATGACGATGGCGGTGTGATTTTCCCGACTCTATTCCGCTTCACGGCCCGCCACCTCCGAGGCTCGTCACAGAAGACCGGGTTACCATAAGGCGACACGCCACCATAAGAAAATGAACCAGGGCCGGTCGTGCTGAAATCGATTGGAAGAGGTTGAACTGGATAATATGCCTCCGGCGGTGATGATGGCGATGCCGCTGCATATGCCGTATCCGCGTCTGATTTCGAGTGGCTCCACACCGGGCAATACGGCGGCACAGAAGTCGGCTCCGGTTGAGCGGTTCCGATTTTTTCTGTACTGCTCGATGACCACGGTTCAGCGTCGTTGCGAATCCACAGCAGGCGGTTCAATACCTCATATAGATAGGTCATCCACTCAGTATCTGCGGCCCAGTTATTTACTGCCGGCTTGTCAGGTGCAGTGATGTCTGCCGATGTATTGAGCGTTGCTTGGCTCCAGACTGCGGCAATAGCCGACGAGTCATCCCAGGTCGCCTCGGCAGTGTGGTTCAGATAGTATGGAATCAGCGCCAGCACCGTGTCCCACAGATCAGATATCCATTCGTATTCGATGATTGCCTGCCCTTCCTCGAGTTGCGCCGGCGGGCCGGGCGATACGTCAGTGCTGTTCACTGCGACGAGTGCCGCGTCACGCTGGCTGCAGGCATCCCATAATCCAGCCAGGTACTGCGATGGATGCGCACCATTTGGCGCTGACCAATCTTGGCTATCTGCCCAGCTTGTCGTCGTCACTGTTGCCATGATTGCTGCCGCTATGAATAGATGATTGCAGGTTGCGCCCACCATGTACTCCCGATAAGAAACGCCAGAATAGGATAGCCCGCCGGCAGCGTTGACGTGCAGGTATGCAGCTTCAGCGTCACGCCCCTGGTCGTTGCATCTGAGGCAGGATTAAGGTATACGTCGGCCACATATTCGGTCGTGCTGACGCTTGATGTGATCACCAGGATCGCGGCCTGGCCCTGCTGCGTGCTGGTGCTTTCGTCCCGGTTAAGCATTCGCGGCGTCGGTGCCGATCCCTGCTCGCCGTTCAGCGCATCGATGATGCGGTTCACGCCGGTCGGCCCCTCAGCCGATAGCTTCGTCACGAAACCAGGCTTCCATCTTTGAAGTTTTCCGTAATCAGCCAAGGTTCAGATTCCAGAAGTCTTTAGCGGTTAATACCTGTGGCTGGATGCGACCGATGCCGGCCTTGATGTCGGTCGGCGGTTCGCCCGTTGCCCGGTCGAGGAACACGACCTCGGCATCCCAAGTCTCGGGCCGATGCTCGAAGGCATACCGCACGCTGAATGTCCTGCCGCCGTCGTTGCTGCTGGCGTTGATTGTTAAGAACCAGGTGCGCTCGGCACGGTCGAGGAACTTCGTCTTGTTCACCGTGCCTGTATATTCGCGGATTATGTCGCGTGGATTGTCCGCCTCGATGCGGGTGAATGTCTCGATCGTGCGGGCCTCCGGCGCCGTGACCGTGCGGATCTGCCGCTGCAAGTCTTCGGTGATCTCGCCGGTCGTGTCGTCCACGTTCTCAAAGGTGTACTCGACTGCGATCTGCTTGCCGGTGATGTCCTGCTCGGTTTCGCGCTCGTTGATGATCGAAGATATCTCGACCTGCCCAGTGGCGCCGGTGATGATGTTGTCCTCGGGCCTGGCGATGCGGTACTGCAGCATCACCCTGGCAGTCGATGTGTCGAGCATCGTGGCGCTGCGCTCGACGCATACCACGTCAGGCACACCCGGCAGGCTGTCGCCGCGAGTGACGCCGCACGCCTGTATCGCCTCGTATATCCTGCCGGCACCGATGCTGACCAGCTCGCCAACGAGTATCGAGCGCGTCACGCTGATGCCGGCGCTGCCGTCAGATAGTGCAGGTGCGTTGTCTGGTACTGTGTCCCGTGCGATTATTACCGCCATGCTATTTCACCCCCAGCTTCGCAGCCTTGCGCTCGATTCGTTGAATGGCGCCGATGCGGATTTCGTTCTGCATCTTTTCGTTCAGTCGCTTGACGGTCGCACGCATGAAGCTGTTCCGGCCTTTACCGTCCCATCCCCACTCAACGACTGCGGCATATATCGCGTTGTTCTTGATCTGTGCGCTGACGGTATTCTTGCTCACTCGCGTGGCGTATAGTTTGTTTTTCTCGCGCAGGCGCTTCGTCGTCTTTTTCTTTTTGCCGACCGGCGTGGCTTCCTTTATTTCGCGCAGTACGAATTCGCCGACCGCAGTAACTTCCGGCTTGACCATTTCGCCGACCGATTCGCCAAGCGCCTCGAGGTTGCGCATTGCTTTCTTCACTCCGAATATTTTGAACGGCGCACTCACGATGCGAACGACACGAACTTGCTGTCGCGGATATTATTGACGCTTCTTAATATTTCCAAAAGCACCTTGCCCTTATCCATTTCGACCTTGAGAGCTTTATCCTCCTTCATCCCTTTGTTTCGGTCTTCTGCGAGCTGTTCTTCCAAGAGTTGTATATCCGCTTTCGCTGCTGCTTTTATCAATTCTTTATCTGCGATCACAGACTCGTCAAACCAGGGCGGGAACATGAC